AGCAGGTTTATTTGTATTGCCGTCTGGCCTGTCAACAATCTTGCTTACTATATCAATACATAAGCTAGGACATATAATGCGACATATAAAATCTGGACGAATAAGACGAACTGCCTTGACCATTCTCCTGGCCTCTATTAGCAGTTCCTGGTTGCTGCCTGAATACGACATACACGTATTATTGTTTACGTCGTAATAGTTGGCAATTCCACCGTCTATATTAATAAAATAGTTTAACTTTTTTTTGCTCATATTGCTTTGTTGTTACTGCAAACCTTTAACTCTAAACTACTGCTACACGTGTAAAAAGAGAGGGGAGAAGCGATTAACTCCTCCCCTCGTCTATGTTGCACTGTTTTTTTTTACTTCGTGGTTTTATCCTTACCAAGTCCTGCAAGGTTCTCAACCAGTTCAACCTCTGCTGTACTAGCAGGGTTTTTCCCTGATTTCCTGAAAGTGAGTTGAGGGACATATTTATATCCATCTACTCCAATCATGAACTTTGTACCGGAGGTCTGTTTATTAAAGTCCTGAGTCATACCATTCCTCCAGTTAATCATCTGGGGTGTAATATGGTCAGCAGACCTTGTTATAAATACTTGCATCGAGTACAAGTGTTTTAACACCGTCAATTAGTGTAATTTCCATAATATTACCTTATTGTTTAGGGTTAGTGATTTGCTCATTGTCAATTAGCCGGTTCACAAATGAATTACTAATTGCTAACTCGATATAATTTCATCAGTTGAATAGTGAGCAAGTAATTAACTGCTCCAACATCATATTATCTCGAATTAAAAGAATTTAAAGATATACTCTGAAATATCAAACTATAAAGATTTATATCTGACCTGGTAAGACTTGGAAGTGTGCAGGAGTACAAAAGGAGTACAACATATCCAGGGTGTACAGAAGGCGTACAAAATATCCAGTGAGTACAGGAGGTGTATACAATTCTCCAGGGGGTACAAAAGGAGTACAAAAAATTTCAACCTAAAAATCCTAACCTGACAACAGATAGGGTGGGATGGGCCGACAGGGAAAGACAGACACGCATTGTAATTATATTTTTCAAATTTTTAACAATTTTATTCAATTACCCATATTTGTTTTCGTTTCATTTTCACCTACTCCTTTTTTAGGGTGTTGCTATATGATATATAGTGTCCATTTGTCTATTTGAGAGGGGATATGGACATATAGACAGTATATACAGGCACGGTTTATTCATCAATTCTATTATATATAGTATAATATATAGTAAGTAAAGAGTAGCATAGCTATATACAAGCTATATAGTATAATAAAGAAATAGTAAAGAGTAGTAGAGCTATATAGCTGGCAGTCACCAAATTCCGTAAAAATAAAAAAGCTTGTATGATATTTAATCATATTGTATATTGAGCAGTGTGGAACAGGTTAATAAATCAGAAATTCTTAATTTGGCTAAAAAACATTGTTGCAATTGGATTAACAATATTTGTATCGGCGGTGTATTTTACCGTGATGTCGATAGTTTTCGTATGTATATCGATGAAAATCTTGCTGGCAAGCCTTGTGTCGCGCATAAAAAATGTAATTTCTATGAACATGTTGTTGTGAAAGGCATATAATGAATATAACTACTTTTGATGATGAAGCAATGGTAGTACCATCTGAGGGTTATTTCTACCTGTGGTGCTGCGATTGTGCTTTAAGGCACCTTGTTGTCATTGAAGCCTGCGGAAAAGGTTCAAAGGATTTTAAGAAATCAGGCGGCATGATACGTGTCGGATTTGCCAGAGATAATGTGGCTACTGATGTTATTCGTAAACGTGACAAAATAGTACTATATAAGAGGAATGTTGATAAAAAAACAAAAAAACGGTAATAAATCCCATCGCAGGGCTTTTGTTATACCTGATGTGCATTTTCCATATCAGCACGATGCCGCTGTCGATGTTACAATTCAGGCTATAAAACTGGTAAAACCCAATATTTTTGTCTGTTTGGGCGATTTGGGTGAATGGAAGAGCGTTTCACCCTTCAAATATAAGCGCCGTAAGAGACCACCGTTGGAATATGTTATTGATGAAGTGGATGCAGAGGCAAAATTAGTTAATGAAGGGCTGGATTTGTACGATAAAGCCCTAAAATCGGTTAATTGTGAGAAAAAGTACATGATAGAGGGCAATCATGATGACTGGTTGAACAGTTTTGTTGAAGAATACCCATATATGCCTCAATACCGCTTTGAAAACATAATGGATTTAAAAGGGCGTGGGTATTCATACTATCCTTATGGCAAATTACTGCAGATTGGCAAGTTATTCTTCTATCATGGTGGTCATTATTCCACTATATTCCATACTCGCCAGCATGTAATGAATTTTGGTAAGAATGTTGTGTATGGACATACACACGATGTACAAAGAATTGGTGTAACACACGTTGGAGGTGCCCATCATGCATTCAGTCTAGGATGTTTGAAGGATATGTCACCAAGCAGCAATGTGTGGTTACGCAACCGTCAGGTTAACTGGTCTCATGCTTTCGGCATAGTAGATTGGTTTGAAAATGGAGATTTCAGTTTAAGCGTCGTCGATATACAAAATGGAAAGGCATATGTATGGGGCAAACTGATAAGCGGAAAAGAGCCCGGAGGGATTAGTAGAAAGCACAATAAGTAATATGGGTTTCGGGAGTGGCTCTTTCCAAGATTATAAATAGTAAAAAAGAATATGTATTCAGCGGTATAAGTGAATTCAATGAATATTTCAGTGATGAGTCTGAAATACCTAATATTGTATTTGACTGGCGTAAAGCCGTTGATAATGACTGGGCTATGACAGATGATAGCCAGATATGCCGTATACTCAAAAGGGGGGAGTTTAAAAGTGGTCAGGTCTATATTCGCACGGTTCTCGGCACATATAATGTATCTTCTAAGCGTCTTATGGCTGGCAAGCCTCCCAAAAATATATATTCGTTCAAATCGGATAAATTTTCGTATAGACAGGTTCAAGACCGGGCTAAGTCGAATGCCAACGAAATATTGTTTGCCAAGTATGTTGCTAATGGTTATGAGCCTAAGGAAGCGTATCTCAGGGTATTCAGGACTAATAAGCCCAAATATGCCCAGTATCAGGCTAATGCACTGTTAAAAACAGAAAGGATAGGTAAGTTGGTATCTGAAGAGATTAAAAAGAGTTTAGGCAGGGTTGGCATTGATGAAGACTATCTTCTGGAAAATGCAAAGCTTGTTATAGAAAATTATGATTCCCGTGATTCTGATAAACTGCGGGCTATAGAGATGCTGATGAAAATAGTCGGTATGTTCCCAAATGAGAAGAAATCTGAATCATTGACTGTATTTCAGGGTTTTACCCGTGAACAGTTAAATCAGTTAAAGGACGCTGAAGTAAGGATGATAGGACATGCTGAAAAAAAAGATGTATAGCGGCATACCTATGAATCTATTTCGGTTCCAGAGCACAATGCGGGATGTTTGTGATGTATGTGATAATACAATAACAATTAATGATAAATATATTATTCTTGACAATCTTGGAGAACCAAATCTTTATTACTGCCGTTTTTGCCGTACCGTGTACAATTATGATGATGAGTTGGTTTATCCCAATACAAAGGACTGTAATGATAATGTCGGGCTATCATAAACAATTAAATGCCAGTTCCTGGTTTGGAGACTGGCTTGATATATGGATTGTAAATAAATCAGATGATAGCAAGGAGATATTATATTCTTATGCCGAACAAGAAAGCAAAACAGAGAAAGAGGAAGAAAAGACTTACAAACTTATATTTAAAGACAAACGGGCGTACTTACAGACAGGTGCTGAAAAAACGTCAGAAGGAGAATAATGCCGTACAAATCAATTGGTAAAATTATAAATCCTTTATGGAGCAGGTTGACAGAGCAAATACAGAATAAGAGTGATATAAGCTATGATGATGCAAAAACGATGGCAAAAAGTATATTGATAAAGCGTAATCATATCACCAATGATGGCAATCTTACATATGACGGTATATTACGTAGTAATATGAGCTCTGAAGAAAGAGCTGTTGATAGGGCGATAAAACGGTTTGGCGGTAACAAAAATGACTATATATATGATTCTGAGAAAAATTATGCTTATAAGAGAAAGAATTGGTACAAAAAAAGTTTAACATAGGTAAATCACCGTCTCAGATAAAAACAGACGATGAGGTTATTAAAAGGTCTTATAGTGACCTGCTGTATTTTGGCAGGGCATTTCTGCCTAGAGATTTTCTGGATAAGAGTAAATCTCCGTTCTTTCATTCATATATTGGTAAAAAACTGATAAGCACCGAGCCGGGAGCACGCATATGTAATATTCTTCCCAGAGGGTTTGGTAAGTCAATTCTTGCAAAAGCTGCTATTATGCATAAGATGCTGTTTGGAGAAAAGGATTCTAGAAAATTTATTGCATGGGTAGCTGAGGAACAGGGTCAGGCTATTGACCATTTGAAATATATTAAAGAACATTTTGAAAATAATCCTAAAATTCGTTACTACTTTGGAAATCTTGCAGGTGACATAGTAGGTAATCGGTGGACTGAGAAGGATATAGTTACTGCAAAGGGTGACCGTGTCATCGCCAAGGGTACCAGTCAGAAACTTCGTGGACGTACTGAAATCGACGTAAGGTACACTGGAATTATTTTAGATGACTTCGAGTCCGAGTTAAATACTAAAACACCCGAGAGACGGTCAGAAATCAAGAAATGGGTGGTATCTACGGTATATCCTGCATTGGAAGAGTCTCCGGGCAATGAGGGTTGGATATGGTTAGCTGGCACAATTGTTCATTATGATAGCTTTCTGCAAATGATAGTGGATGGTAAAAAGGATGCAGACCGTGAAGGACGTGAATATCCATGGGATTTGAATTTCCACCGTGCTATTGAAGATGGAGTAGCAATATGGAGTCAGCAATTTCCAATTAAAAAACTGGATAAGAAGAAACAGGAGTTTATAGAAGCTGGATTAGTTAATAAATATGCACAGGAGTATATGAACGATGCCAGAGATATTTCAGAGGCTGCGTTCAAGATTGACCGAATCCAGTATCATAATGCTGTATTTGAGTCAAAAGGCAAATTTGCATACCTGCGTATCGATGATGATATGGTTCCAGTTCATATTTACATGGGCGTTGACCTTGCCGCTACTGCAACAAAAACTTCTGATTTTCAGGTTATTATGGTTATGGCAATAGATTCTAATAAGAATCGATATGTTGTGGACTACTATCGTGAGCGTATACCTACATTTGATATGCCGGAACAGATATTGAAGTATGCCCGTAAATACTATCCTGTAAAGCGTGTTACGATAGAAACAGTAGCTGCTCAGGAAATGGCACGTGATATGACCTCCAGAATGGCAGCAGATGATAAAAGGATACTGCCTGGGATATTCAAGGGTGTTAAACCTCCTCCTGGTATTAATAAGAAGGACAGGCTTGAAACATCTCTTGGTCAGATAGTAAATACCAAGAAATTATACATTCGTAAGAATATGACTGAGCTTGTTGATGAAATGTTTGAGCATCCGGTTCAAAGGCATGATGACCTTATGGATGGTTTGTATTATGCTGACTATTACGCTCATCCGCCTAAGTCTGCTAAAATTAGTATGGAACAATTTGAGAAGAAAAGAGTTGGAGCAGTTAGCAAGTCAAAACTGTATAACTGGGTTACTGGCTCAAGAATTTAAATAATAATGAAAAAAAGCCTTGATTTATATATTTTTATAGCGTATTATATGCAACGTAGCTATGATTGATATAGACCCACGCGCTGAGCTTAGTCAGGAATTGTATCGTGAATGGAGAGATTCAAGACGGGATTGGGATAATGAAGCTCGTACAGATATAGATTTTTTCTACGGTAATCATTATACCAGCGAAGAAGCTGATGAGATGGCAAGTCGTAATCAGGCTGCTGTGCCTATGGATAGGGTTGCTCCAGCTATTGACAAGCTTAAAGCAATGCTTACATCCAGAACTCCTGTATTCACTGTAATTCCACGTGAAGATTCAGACACACAGATTTCAAAGATATGGCGGACTATACTAGGATATGTATGGGATATATCGAATGGTAATATGCATATGAAACAGGCTATCCATGATTATTCTACAACTGGTGCCGGGTATTTATATATTTATATTGATGGTGAAGCTGACTTTGGGCGTGGTGATGTTAAGTTTACATCCGTTAATCCATTCCGTGTTTATGCTCCTTCTACAACCCGTGACAGATTTTTTGATGATGCCGACAGTATTATCCTCTCTACAATTCTTACTGGTGAGCAGATTATCAATATATATCCCGAGATTGGTGATACGGTAGATGAGCAGAGTGGTGAAATAATACCTGGTATTATAAATGATATATCGATATATAGTGATGATGAGGATTACCCATCTTCTCAAAATGAGAATTCTCAAACTACTTTTACACCAGCTGAAGTAAAGGATAAGGATTCTTTTTATGCAGAAAAGTACCAGATACTTGAAAGATTTTATAAGGTAAAAATACCATTTTACCGCATTGTAGATGCCCGTGATAATTCTGAGATTATATTAAATGAACAGGAATTTCAAAATTTTCTAATGGAAAATCCCGGCGTATTCGAAAGGGGATTGGCTGAATTTGAAGAAGTATTGCAGACCCGTGTAAAAGTTTGTGCTTCTGTTGGTGAGATTGTTTTGTATGAATCTGTATTAAATACAGATACTTATCCTATTATACCGTTATTGAATATATATACGGGAACTCCTTATCCGAGGTCTGATATATCAAGAGCCAGACCAATGCAGCGACTTTTAAATAAGCTTTGGTCACTTGCTCTATCTCATGCACAGGCTTCAGCGGGTCTGAAACTATTAGTTCCATTGGGAAGTGTAGATGATATATCCCAGTTAGAGAAAGACTGGGCAAATCCAAATGCTGTAATTGAAATTGATAATTCACAGGGAGAGCCTCACTATCCTGCACCAACACAGTTAGCTGGTGAGTTTTACCGTCTTATTCAATCATGCGAGTTCTATATTGACTTTGCGTTTGGATTGCCCGAACTTATGCATGGTATACCTGATAAGGCTCCGGAAACGGTACGCGGAACAGAGCGTATGATTGCACTTGGTTCTGAGAGACCTAAATCTAAGTTGCGTGATATTGATTCAGGCTGGCACAGCCGAATAATAATATTACCGAAGTTATGGTTAATTATTATGATGATGTAACTATTGCTGTTGAGGATATATTTAAAGACCGTTACAATATCGGTCAGCATGATGTGAGTATACAGCCTGGCTCTACATTGCCGACAAGTAAGTGGGCAGAGTTAGGTGTTTATATGGAGGCATACCAAATGGGACTTATAGATAGAATTGAAGTATTAAAGAAAAATCCTGAGATATTTGATAAGGAAGGTGTGATTAAAAGAATGAGCGAAATTGCACAACTCCGTCAAACTGTAGAACAGATGGAAGAACAGGTAAAGACTTTGGAGGGTGACCTTCAAACAGCTCAAAGGGAATCCGTATCTGACCGTAAGCGTGTTGAGGTTGAAAAGTTTAAATCTAAACTCGTAGGTGTCAAGGCGGATGCAGAGGCAAGAGGAAAAGTACAAGTTGGTAATATAACAAATGCAGTGAAGCTCGAAGCGGAGAAATTTAAATCACGAATGGGTGAAGAAGGTTCTGCTCCTGATATGTTCGAGACATTGTAGAAAGGAATAGTAATATGTCTTTAGAAGCCGAAGCTAAAACCACTGACCAAGTATTTGAAGAAATTCAAAATGCCGGTGGTAGTGAAATGATAGCGAATCTGGGTGCATCTGATGCCACACAATCGGATTATTCCGATGAAGAGTCTGTATATGACAATGTAGAGGCTGGTGAGGTTGAAAATGAGATTTCGGATATTGACTGGAAAGGAGAAGCTAAGAAATTCCAGTCCATGTATGACAAGACTCAATATGAAAAGCAAAGAATGGAAGATGCCTTGTTACGCATAGCGGAACAGCGAGTCAGTCAACCTGACAATGGTGCTGGTGTTGGAAACCAAGAATCAACTAGCATTTCACTTTCTGAGGAAGAGTTTAATCCTTGGGATGCCTATTACAAGCCTGATTCACCGTCTTATAAGTTTCGTGCTCAGAAAGAGCATGAATCTGTTAATTCGGCTGTATCGGCTCAAATGTCCGCTCTGAATGAGCGGGTCGTATTGAATAACACAGTAAGTGAACTACGTAATGTTCATAAAATGAATGATTCTGAAGTTAATGAGTTTATGAACTTCGCGACGAGACCAGTGGACGATTTAGATTTAGGTACATTGGTTAATGTCTGGAGGTCATCGAATTCAAAAGGTCGTTTAAAAAGTGACAGTTCACTTGATGCTGTTAGAAATGCGAAAGGAGTTCCTCGTACAGCAGGAGTCCTGCAAGGACAGTCTCCGCAGAAAAAATCTGTGAAGGATGAAATGTGGGACAGGATTGTTAGTGCTGGCGATAAGAACGTATTTTAGTTGAATATACTCTACTTGAAGGTTGAAGAACAGTTGATAGAGAGTAAAATAGGAGAGTCAAAATGGCAGTTCAAACTGGC